TCAACTTCACGCTCATCATTATTGAATTATTTTACACCTTCTTTTACCTTACCCTATACACCTTCTAAAACTTTTCAATTTTTTTTTTACACTACCCATACTACCTTAAATTTTTTTTTTGTGTATACTTTTTAAAAAAGTATTGCAAAACCGGTTCTGTCTTCGACAGAACTTTTTAATATTTATTTTATCCATAATATATAATATGAGCTCTGTTACAATATTTATTCAAGGGCATGGTCTTCAAGAATATGATACAATTTCTAAAGACCAAGACGTTAACTTATTGTCATTCTGTGGTTATCCTGGAGACGTTGGAAGAATGGCAATTTGTCCAAATGGTAAATCCATTGATATTGAAGCTATTAATAAAATTATGGCTTGTTATAAATCTCCAAATACTCAAGACGAAATATATAAAACCCTTGAAACTCCCTTAGAAAAATTATATAGAAACTGTGGTATTAAATTTAGAAAAGGAGGATTTAACTATACATTTCCAAAATATCAAAGGTATTTTCAATTAAAACCAAACCCACATGAAAATTGCAGAGTTTGCGAAGAATATGGACAAGGAAGATGTTTAAATTTAAGAGAAAGAGATAGATATTGTCCTGAATATGGCATCACTGTGGTAAAATCATCAAATGATCAGGATTATAGTTATACACTGGTTAGCAAAAACGAGGATACTCGCTCTAGAGCAAATTTAGATATAAATGAAGCCTCTAGAAATTATTGGCATAAAAAAGCTACAAATAACGCTCCAGCTTTATCTGAAAAATTAGAACAAATTTTTAATGACATTTATGTAGAACAATACGTTTCGCTTACAGATTTAATAACTTATTTTAGAGCTATGGGATTTAGAACTATTTATATTATTGACCCAACATGTAGATCATTAGAGGAATCGTCAAAATTAAAAAATGCAGGTGTAGCTGTAATAGAAAGAATGAATCCCACAAAACAAAATGCGTTTAGTTCTTTGGTTCAACAAGCTCAACAAATGGATAGAACTGGTGCAGAATTGAAACCGCAATGCGGTAAAGGTTGGATTCAACAATGCATTGAAGGAATATGTAACTGTTTAAAACAAAAAACTGATGGAGGCACAAAAAAAGCTAATAAAAGAAATTTTAAAAAATATAAATCAAAAAAACAAAAATCAAGAAAAACTAAAACTAGAAAACAAAAAAGGTTATAATTTATAAATAAAAATTATATTATTATGAAACTTCAGCATAAAAATATAAATTAAAAAATCTTAAATCTCTAAAGAAAATTTGTTGAAATGTTCTTATCCATATAAAGTACTCATTGGTCGCCGCAAACCATTATTCCTTGGAGCGGTTCTAACGGTATAAACTGGAACATGCTTAGCTTTCATTTTTAAATATTCCCCAACAGCTTCATAGTGATCTATTTTTTCGTCAACAGCTTCTCCATTTTTTATTTTTAATAACATTCGTCCTCTTTTTCTGCAACATCCCATACATAAACACCCCAAATCTATATAATGATCGTGCTGAATCTCGCTTATATATTGATTATCTAAAGCAACATCCATATAAAAGACATAATCATCTGGTGTAAAAGGTGAAAAATATGTGCTATTCATTTTACTTCTCCATGTATTCAAGTATTGTGTTCTCTCGTAATCGGTGTAATAATATTTTAAATTTTCGTCTTCTTCTATAAGTTGAAATAAATTTGAAGGGATTTCATAATACTGTTTAAACAAAGAAAAAATGTGATTTATTGGTTTTTTGCTTGTTTCATAATCTTTTGCAATGTATATTTCAACATTTATGTTGAGAACTTTTTGTAAAATTGTTTTCCATTCATGCGAATCTTTTAAACGCAATTTAAAATAATTAATTCCATCAACTTCTGCGTGTATATATTTTTTTGTAAAATCAAACTGTTCTGGAAAGGGAACATTGTATTTTGTTCTAAAATGGTCATTTGTTTGTAAATATGGAAAAACTTGATTAAATCTTTTAATTATTCTGCTAACCTCAAAAGTATTTAAAACTTCTATTGGTACATTAAAATGCAATGAATGAATGTTTTCAAAGAAGGTTGATATTTTTTGTTCTATTGGACTTCTATAAATATCTATAACTATTACCGTTTTCCCTAAGAATTTATTAAATTTAATTATATCCAAAACTGTAACATCAGTTATTTTATATAAAACTCGCAACATTATTTCATTGTGCAAATGCAATACAGTAAATTTACCACATGCATTCAACCGAATAGATGAAACTAATGTTGTTGAACCCACTTTAGGAGGAGTATAAACAAATACTATATTTTTGTTTTTTTCAATACTAAAATCATCACTAATTCCCAAACACTCATTTACGTATTTCATCCTATTGTAACATTCCGCATTGTTATAATCTAACACATTCATTATATACCTTATAAATATATTTGGTTGAAAGGTTTAAACTAATTTTATATTAATATTATAAAATGATGATGGAGGCTATTGTAGCGTATGATATTAACCGAGGTATTGCTAAAAATGGTTCCATGCCATGGAACATACCAGAAGATATGAAGTTTTTTAGAAATAAAACTTTAAAAAATGTTGTTATTATGGGAAATAATACCTTTGCATCTCTCAATCATAAGCCTCTAAAAGATAGATTGAATATCGTTATAACTAGAAAACCAGAATTATATTTTAATTACACTTCTGAATACTCAAATCTTATTTTTACTGATAATGACAACATTCATTTGGATATCATAAGAAACTCAAATGAATATGCTAATAGATTCTATTTTTTAAATAAGCATTTCAAAATATTCTATATCGGCGGAGAACAAATATATAATTCATTTATTCCACTTTGTTCTACAGTGTGGGTTACTCAAATTAAAAACAATTATGATTGTGATTTAAAATTTTCAAGAAATATGGACAATGATGCCGCGTTTAATCGTGAATGCGTAAAAACTACAGAGCTATATGATATTATTAAATATAATAAAATTGAATCTAACTAGATACCTCAACTGATTGGTTTACATTTTTAATAAAATGTTTGTTCATGTGCTTTTGAAGAGTAAAATAAGTCAATTTGTCATTCTCTGTTATTCCCAACAATGTTTGAAGTTTTTGATCTGGATGAATTATCTGGCTATTTTCATTGTTCTCTAGCTTATTTTTTTTAATATACTCAATTAAAGTCTTTGTAACTACTGTTCTTGCAATTTTACTGCCATTCTCAGCATTCATAAATTCACATAATTCATTGGTTATCTTTGATGGAGTTGCAAAACCAGATGGTTTCTTGTTCCCTTTATTTTTATTCTTATCAGCGTCTTTTTTTAATTGTTTAAACTCTTTCTTGACAGATTTTTCTACTGTTCGCAATTGTTGCTGAAGTAATGAAATCTGATTTTTAAATGAGGAAAGAATATTAATAATGGAATCAAATTTTTCTGTCATAGAATTTTCTAGTGATTCATGTGGCTCTACATGTTTCTCATTTGTTGCATCCATTGATATTACATATTATCTAGGTGACTTTAAATGTTTTTATTTTTAATAGTTTATTTTTGTTTAATTCTTTTTATTAATTAGTTTAAAAAAATATTTTTTTTATTAAAAAGACTATAATGACAACAATTTGTTTTATTACTGCCATTTATGGAAACTATGAAGCTTCCTGTAAAAAATTTGTAAACCAAACAATTGATACAGATTTTATTTGTTTTACAGATAATAAAGACTTAATTAGCAATGGGTGGACAATTAATACAACACCGTATCATTTAATTAATAAAAGTGATTTGGATGATGACACATTTACAAATTCACTTTGTAACAATAAACACACATTTAATGTTGCAAAATATTATAAACAATCATTTAGAAAAATACCTATACTAGAAAAATACGACGTTATTGTGTGGTTAGACGGAACTATTGAAATTATATATGATAAAACAAGTGAATACATATTAAATCATATTTATAAAGAAAAAATAATTGGATGGCATCATGAAGAACGAAATGGGATTTTAAGTGGCGAGGTAATAGCATCACGATTTGACAGATATACTAGCACATATTGGAACAACCAATCTCAACCGTATCAAGATGTGGATTATCAATATAAATGTTATTTAGATGATGGTTATAATGAATTATATTTTAAAAATATTAATTCACACACTGAGCATATGGGAGTGTGGATTACTTGTTTTATTGCTTTTTTAAATAAAGACGAAGATGTAAAAAACTTTTTAGACTTATGGTATTTGCAAACTTTAAAATATACAACCCAAGACCAAATAGGATTACCTTATGTTTGTCAAAAAACAAATATAATACCATTTACACTACCGAATAATGAAATATTTGGCAATAATCCTCATTCAAATACAATGTTTTATATAAGACACGCACACGGAATATAAGAAATTTAAATTTTTATAATATAGATATTTTGTAGTAGTTCATATATTCTAAAGAGTTAAACAATAATAAATAAGTCTAACGACGTCTATGCGTTTTTCTAGTTTTTCCACCTTTTCTTTTTTTGCTCATCTTGCGTCGTCTTCCACCAGAACGAGAACTCATGTGCATAAATTGTCCAGCACGCTCAGTGCTGCGACGGCGGTGTCTTTTTCCACCCATTCTTGTTACGCTTGTATTTGTTGGTCCATATTCAGCAGAATAACTAGCACTATCTGCGACTTCAGAAGAACTACTATTGTCCATTATATTCTAAATAAGTATTTTAATTTTATTTGTTGTAAAAAACAAATAAAATTTCTATTTAGGCTTTTTATATTTACGAATCCTGCTTGGGGGCGGTGGAGCGAGGAGGTCTTCCACGTCCACGACCTCCGGCAACATCCCTATCCTGAGTCGGCTTCTTTGAACGTCCATCCTTGACCATGGTCCATTCACTTCCCTCGCGAGGGCCAGATCCGCGAGCACGAGGGGCACCCTCTGCACGAGGAGGCCTTGACGAACGAGGAGGCTTAACCTCTTCTCCCTGATCCTCAACGGAATCAGAAGACTTGCCGTAATTAACACGAGTTTGTCTAAACTCTCGGCGAGTCTCACACATGAGCTTGCCGCCATTAATGCCACTCACTTCTCCAGCCTGATACTCGTGCTTTCCACCGGGAGTGTGGTCTAGCCTGAAGCTAACATACTCTCCCTGAACCAAATACTTGTATTGCTCATTGCCCACCACAACTCCACTGTGATGAACAAAGACATCTGAACCTGCACGGTCTCCATCTGAGACTGTAATAAAACCATAACCAGCCTTGTTGTTAAACCACTTGACGCGTCCTACTAGACGATCGGAGGGTGTAACGAGTGGGGATGTTCCAACGGGTTGTTCGCTTGACATTATACTCTAATACGCGGTGTGTCTTTATATTGTTTTTATAATATTATCGCGAAGTCAATGGTATTTAATCTTCTTTATATAAAAACAAAAAATACATTATATACAAATTATATTTATAAGGCTTTGTGATTTATTTCAGATATACAATGCAAAGATAGTGTGGAACATTGTTTTCGTCTTTATGCAATAACTTAAAATAACCAATTCTTTCAAATTCAAATACAACTTCATCCCCACATTCCAATACATAGCTTTCAACAAATCCTTCATGAATGTTTTTTATTAGTGGATTTTCATTGTCTATGAATACAAACTTTGCTGGAATGGCGTGATTTACAGAAAGCCAATGAATAGTTGCTTTAACAGATTTATCCTTTTTCAAATTACACGCAGATACATGCACAGCATTGTCTATGACCCCTTCATATTTCACAATGTCATAGAACTTCAGTCTAACCATTTTATTTATCGGCGATAAACGATAGTAGTCATCGTCGTGTTCCAGTTTAAAGTCTTCGGTTTCTATATAGACTTCTCTACTTATTGTTGTAGTATGATAATGTTCAGGACTATTCGGAATGTGTGGATGATTGCAAATTTTTTCTTCATCCAGATTTCTAATCACGCATTTGATAGGGTTTATAACCGCAAAACATCTAATTGCGATGGGGTTGTAATGAGCAATTAATAAATGGTGCACAAGTTTCACAGAGACAACCGTTTTAACCTTTCCCATCCCCGAACACTTTGCAATTGCTTTAATTATTTCAGGCGTATATCCACGATTACGCATTCCTCTTACTGTAAGCAACGAGGGATCGTCATAACCAGATACCGATCCATCATCAATTAATTTTTTAATATTTCTTTTAGACAGAGTATTGTTCTTAACTGTAAGTTTTCCAAATTCGTGCACGGTTGCTGTTGGTAAGTTACAACCTAAACTATTTAATGTGGATGCAGTCCAATAATATAAATCGCGCCGAATATAGAACTCTTCCGTGCAATATGATGTTGTTACAGTTTCAAGAGCGTCCACTATCCCATGGCTATAATCATAAGATGGGTAGATACACCAAGTTTCACCAGTTTTAAAATGCGGAGAATAGTTTATTCTGTATGCAATTGGATCTCTTAAAGTGTAATTGTTATTGGACATATCTATTTTTAAGCGAAGAACTGCTTCACCAGGAGAATATTTTTTGCTTTTCATATTTTCAAACTCCATCAAATTAATATCTGGGAGCACGCTTCTGTAAACATTTTCAATTCCACACCGTCTTTCTTCTTTAATTACTTCTGGCGAGGAAAAGTCAACATATGCATATCCATTTTTAATTAATGTGCAGGCAAAATCAAACAATTTATCAAAATAGTCTGAAGTGTATGTAATAATGCCAGGATCATATCCAAGCCAATTCATATCGCACAGTATTTCGTTTACAAAAAGCTCACGTTCAGTTGATGGATTTGTGTCATCTAATCTTAAATGACACAAATTCCCTTCACCGTAATTTATCAATAATGATTTACAGTGACCAATGTGCAGATATCCATTAGGTTCTGGGGGAAATCTAGTTGTTGCAGCCATTGTTGTGATTGGGATTGGGGTTGGGATTAGAAATGTTCCAAAAAATTATTCAATTTTTTTATCCAAAACTCTGATGTTTGTAATAAAACATTATTTAAATTGCAATTTCCATTATATTTTATTGGAATAATATAAGAGTATTTATGTCATCAGAACCAATTTTAGCAGAAAGTAGTGTCCCTCGCTCTCAAAGTATATTAAAAGTTGATTTAACTGCTCAACAAAATTTTGGTCAGAGTGGTGTAAAAAAAGTCGTCGTCCCCTTTAAGCGAGAAGAAGACATGATTGTATTGTGTTTAAGCAATTTCTTACACGATTTTGTTCATGATTATAACTTAAGTAGCATGCATAAACGAGTTGTAAAAGGAGATTCTTATGGTTTATTGCAAAGTCTTAATATTGGAATCAGAAACCCAGTCTTTAAAATTTTTCAATACGAAAGTGGTAGTTACGGCGACCCGGAATTATACGATGACTCAAAATTTGAAGATGTAGCCGCAGAACCATATTCAAAACCCAATTCTTATTTAGAATATTTTAATGAAAATAAAATGGAAATTCCCATTCAACGCGGAGGCAAAGACATTGGTGCTATTAGAATGAAGCCAGAACAAGTTCAAATTGAAGGAGATGGAGAAGAAGATGACGCTATAATTACGATGGAAGATGATTCAAAAAAATTTAAACTAAAATCTGACATTGATAGTTCATTAAAAACAGAAGAAAACATTTCATCCGGAATTTCGTCTTTAACATATCCACTTAACTCGGCATTTACTTCAAAGGAAATATACAACTCTTTAATAAATAAACTTTTGGGAAGTGCCGACTTCTTAGGGTTTTATTCCAGTTTAAATACTTTTATTGTTACTTATTTGGGAAGCAATTGTGGAGAAGAGTCTCCTGAATTTATTGCCATGATAAAACCTGAACTAGATGTTAAAAGCGAAGAAATGAAAACGCTTGTTATGTTTAACTCTATTTTGTCTTCTATTGATTGCATTGCATCAGATTTTAAAAAATCTAGCTTAACCCCCAGTAACATGGCAATGGAATATAGTTTTTTTAGTGAAATATTTGCTATTTTGCGTTTGGCGTTTGTTTCCGTTTTTAATAAAACAAATTCAGAACTTAAATTAGATGCATTAACTATTCTTAACTCTGACGCAGTTACACAACAATTTATTATTTACTATATGTTGTTTCTGAACTGTGAAAGCGTTGAAGAATTTAATGCTACTTTACAAAAACAAACCGGTGGGCAAGAAGAGGAAGAAGGTGAGGAGGAAGAAGCGGTTCCTCAACCACCATACATGGTTTTAGATAGAACTGGTCCAGTTGAAATTCGCGGTTATCCAGAACAAGAACCTACAGCATATTATGCAAGACCTGAAAGAAAAATATATCTTGGAACTGAATCTATATTTATTACTCACAATAATTTACTTACTACTCTTGCCCGCGGAATGTTTGTTAAATTAGGAATTTGGGATAAACTTTTTTCAGGGGTAGACGGATATTCAAAAGAAGATAGAAGCATTTATAAATTTGGTTACAAGGAAATGGATGCGATTAGTTATGATAAATTAATGCAATTATACCCAAACAATCCATGGAAGAATGGAAGCTTTAATAATGAGCTTTTGATTATGCAAATTCTTATATTGAAAAATTTATTAATTGAAATGTCTCCATCCAAAACACTTACATTTGGGGCTAAAATAGACGACCAATTAAAAAACTATTTAGATGTGTTTTACAACCATTATTTTGTTAGTAGAAGTCAAAAAGTCACTAACCCCGAACCAAAAATAAATGAGTATGCGTTAAATAATCCAGATCCAAATGCATCCATTGGTCCAGATACTGAAAGCATTTTTTCCGCATTAGAAACTACACCGGAAGATGAAAAACATTCTTATGGAGAAGCAGGAGAAGGAGAAGATGATGAAGAACAATTTGGAGGAGATGGAAATGGTGAGATTGAAATGGTTGAATTTAATAAATCTCCTGTTATAAATGAAACTCCGGAAGCCCCTATTGTAGATGAAGTCCCGATTGTAGATGAAGTCCCTATTGTGGATGAAGCTCCCGTTGTGGCTAGCGGCAATTCAGCCTTTCCAGATTCAGAAATTATTGATCCCGGTCGTGCCCCAGCAATGCCTATTGTATTTAAGAATTTAAGGAAGATGTACCAAAACAACATTTACACTATGCAAAATTTACAATCTAGTAGAATTCCAACAATTAATATTCCACATGGAGCAGAATTTGAAACTATTTACACCTTATTTGAGTTACTAACACATAATCAAATATTGATGCATAGAACGGGTTCTCAATATAACATTCCCGCACCAGCATTTAAATTTGTAATTAACAATGCAGCAAATATTGCTGCTAACATTAATGGGTCAAAACTTTTATATACTAAGAAAGATAAAGATGAAATTGAAAAAATTTTTAATGAAGTGTCTAGCATAGATATGGCAGATTTTCCCAAGGCTTTGGAAGAAATAAAAACAGAATGCGATTCTATACTTTCAAGATTGTCCCCATTAGAAATTAGGGTGGCTTCATTAAGCGGTCTTAAAAGACAAAATAGAATTAAAATTAGTGAATACAACGAACTCTTGAAACTTCAATTTGACATAAAAACTATTAGGAATACAGAACTAATACCATGCGAAAATAAACTATATCTCCTAGAACGCGTTGTTAAATTAAATAATGAAGAATTATTAAAAGGCGAAAATTGGCTTAAAGAATGGTCTGTCAATTATAAAATTTGGTTTGAACAGTGCCAACCATTATTTGGTCTATACCGCAATTTAGCTAGAGGAACATTTTGTCCCACAGTTTCAATGATGGATGCTATGTTTAATTGTTCTCTCAAATATAAAGCGTCAGAACCCAAAGAAGTTGGAACAACTAACTTTGAATTAAAATATGAAAGTGAAACTATAAACCCTGAAACTGGCATACCAGATAGAGTAATATCATTTGGAGGAGTTGTGTTAAATTACAATGAAACCGTTGGTGGGGTTGAACAATTAAACGCAAAAATTGACTTTGATTTAGTTTGCATTGACGCTATTAATGGAGTAAATGATGTTGCAAATATTTCAACGATTGGTATGCAAGTGGCCGAATCACACGACTTAAAAGCCAGCGTTGTTTATAAGTCTATTGTTGATAAAATTAAACAAATTTACTTAGACACGTGGGGAATTTCTACGGAAGAAGACAGTGCTGAATTGGCAGGAATTGACATGAGCAATCCTGAATCTAGAACAGCATTCTTAAAACTTAAAATAGATAGAATGTGGTCTAACACGCAATATTATATAAGCACTCACAATTTTAATAGATTATTAAGTGCTACGGCAATTAAAACATTTGGTGATTTCTTGCAAGAGTGTCTTGCATGTATGCAATGGGGTGGATATGTTAATTCAGCCGACGAATTTCCAGAGAAAGTTAAAACCTTTATTGCTGAGAATGCAATTGAACCTATTTACAGAAGTGTTAACGAACCCGATAAAATTATTCCATATGACGAACACGGAAATGCTCTTCGCCTTGGAATTCAAGGGGATAGACCTTCTGGATTTCGGTCCATTTACATTTTATTGAACGGCGACTCTGGAGTTAATCAACAAGCAATAACTGGTTATATGTTTACGGCAGCAAACCAAAAACCATCTAGAAGTCTTTTAGTTTCAAGAGGTTCAGCAGATGAAACAAATAATAATATTAGAAAAGATAAACTTAGAGGCAAAGTAGTATATGTAACTCGCGAGCTTCCTATTATTCAAGAAGATAGAGTTAGATATTTGAAATCTCTCCAATATAAAAAGATTTTAGAAAAAAAGATTTTAGTGGATAAACAAACAAAAGAAGAATTTTCTCCGGAAATTGTTGGGCCTGTTATACAAGGAAGTTCTTCTGAAACAGATTATAAATTAATAAAACCCCCAATAGAAATTGCTTCAATGGATGAGCCTTATAAAACATCAAATTATTCTGAATGGGATGATTATGAAACTCCAAGAGTTTTAAATGAAACTAAGAAAAAATCACTTGAAGACCCAGAAACTATTGCAAAACTTGAAGCAAAAGCACAAAAAACCGTTGCCCTATCTGAGGAAAAAGAGAGAATAAGGGCTGAAAAAGCAGCCGAAAGAGAACTAAGAACTCGGGAAACGCAAGGAATGAAAGCTGAAGAAGCTGAGACTAATAAGTTTTTAAAACAAAGCGGTGAAGTTGCTGAAAAACGCAGACTACAGGCAAAACTTCTTAGTTCAGATTTACCAAACAGCGAATTATTAACCTCAGAGGAAAAGGGGAAACTTACCCGTCTTCAGAAAAAATACCCATTCCCTGGAGGGGCTAGAAGCAAACGAAACACACGTGTGTTTAAAAAACGCGTTTCAAAAAGACGTGGTAAAATTGTTAACAAATCATCAAGAAAAAATAAAATAAATAAGAAACACAATAACACTACACGGTAAAGTAAAAAATTTATACAAATATTTTTTTTTATAAATTTTTATTTATTTTAATTTTGATTTCGTGCGTTTTTGTAAAGCAGCCAAGCAAGCGAAGTCTTTGCATCTGAAATCCGAAAAAGCTCCTGTTCAAAAGTTTCCACTGGATAGAATTTTAGTCGAATCTTTTCATTTGACCCCTCTTCGCCAAACTGCTTTATCTTTAGATCTTCAATCTTTTCTGACTCCAACTGAGTCTCCCAAACAGCCAAATGCACCTTCTCATCACATCCACCACCGGATAGAGTGAATTCCCCAAGATACGAGTAGTTCTTGCTATTTTCATCCAATTCTAGACTTGTTTCCTGACGAATCTCCTCTTTGAGAACATTGTTGAATACAGTATTTCCGACACGTGCATCAAACATTCCTGCCACAATCTCCTCCTTGTATCCACCCGTTGGAATCCTAGGTTGCTCAGTAAGCAAAATGTGTTCCTTTCCAAACTCATCTGTAACAACAATGAGTACCGCACCACAATCTCCTCTCAAAAATACAATTCCATCAAGCGACTCACCCAACTTGGTATAAACGCCGCACTTGAACTTCAAGAACCCAAGCTTTTCTGGATTTGAACTTGAACCAAAGAAGTCAGCATCCGTAAGATTAATTGACCTCAGGTCAAACTTGTCCAACGGAAAGTTGTCCAACCAAGTTAGAAACTTGGGGGCTTTACAAATTGTCTCAAAGCATGGACGAATGCTTGGTCGGTCAGTCGTCACACGAACGCCGCGATATACAAAGTCGCACTTCTTCAAATGTGCCTCATAAAATTGTTTTGAATGCTTCTTTACACCATCTACAAATTCTTGCAATAGATGACACAAATAACATCCAAATAGCATAATGTAAAACATAATATATTGCGAGACACGATTGATGCTCGCCGCGATTTCATACTGGTCTTCCATTCTCTGGATTCTGGTAATGTGTAAAAAAAGTAATTCATTATTATTTTGTTTCAATTTTTTTTGAAAGGAATTATTAATTATAATATTAAATTAATAATTTTCCGGTGGAGTTCCAAATAAATTTGGCTCACTCATCCAAACTAAAAGTAATATAAATCCACCAAGAAATCCAAGCAAGGCAAGTATAAGAAACCCTATGTACATATAATCAAGTATTTTTTCACATTTTTTCTTTAAACTTGGTTCTGGTTGTTCCGCTTCTTCTCTCTTTGGATCTACAACCTCTTCCGCTCTCACCTCTATTCTAACCTCATCCAGAACCTCATTTGCAATTGGAACTAGAGTTGGAACAATTTCTACATGCAACGGGTTATCCGTATAAATCATTTGATTTTTCCTTCACATAATTATCAATTAGTATTTATTTTCAATTTTTATATTAATAGTATGCAAAAGGAAATCCCGTTAAAAAAATTAAAAACCCACCAAAACAAACCATAAATACTAAACAAGCACAACAACAACTACACACATTATAAATACATTTCCCACAAGAATTCTCCACAACAATAACAACATTAGAAACATTATCAACATTATCACTTTCTATATCTGATTCATCCACAATTTGTCCCATTACTTCTATACAAACCAATTTTGCAAGAGGAATATCATCGGTGTGCAATGGGTTCTCCACATCCATTATTTATTAGCTTCTTACAACTAATAAATAATTACTTTTATATTTATATTTCATTGAGAGACTTTATTAAATAACCGTAATCTGGGGTATCATCAAATTTCAATGTTTCACAATAATTCAGATATCCAATCAATTGTATTGGAGTTTTTGACCATTGTGAAATACATTGTTTTTGCATTTTCATTTCTTTCATTTCTCTCTTTGTTTGCCATGGAAGACCACTATTTATTAAATACAAAATAATATATGCAACTGAAATCAAATCGTCTCGCCTACTTGGTTCTATTCCATTGTGCACATTAACACTGACAAAATTTGGCGTTCCAATAATAGTCTTACCTATCTTGAGTTCTATATGATTTTTATCATTATCTATGTATTTTCTGCATAACCCAAAATCTATAATAAAAATATCTGTTTCTTCTTTATTGAAAACAAAATTATCGGGTTTTATATCTCGGTGAATAAGCTCTTTCTCGTGGATAAACTTCAATAGCCTAACTATTTTTTGACCTATGGAAAGTGAATCAACGAGAGAAAAAGTTTTTGAAACCAAGGAATCTCCAAAAAGTGGCAGAACCATATAATTATATTCTTCGGTTGAACCATACCATTTTACTTGTGGAATCCCAGGAGCTTTCCCGAGATATTGATATATTTGAGTTTCTCTCTTCAACATCTTTGTTTCAACTGAGATTAGTTCCATTTTAATAGCTACGCGTTCTTTTGTTCTTATATTTTCCCCTTTAAATATTGTACCAAACTCTCCGTTGTTAAGTTTTTCTATTATTTTGTATTTGTTTGCAATTATCATAAAAAATGTGTTATATAAATTGAACATTATGTTTTTATATTAATTATTTCCAAAATTACAAGAGTAGCATTTTTTATATTTTGGATGAACAACAATTTTATTACAGTCCCTAGATTCACAAACCTTTGCGTGTCTATTATAACACGTGCTACAAGCAAATCCCTTCTTATCAACCTTTACTTTGTCACAAATTTTACAATAATTAAAATACATGCAATCGTTGCATCGCCCCTTTTCATCAAGGAAAGTTCTCTCATTACAATTTGCACAATAATCTTTAAGTCTGCAATCATTGCAGTAATTGTCGCTTTTATTTTTATGAGTTTCACCACAATCGTCGCAGATTCCCTTTCTTTTAAATCTAATGTTTAAATATTCTATGCAAGTTTTGCATATTGCTTTAATTACTATATTTTTATTTGGGTTATCTGGAATTTTTGCTATGAAAATATTGTCTTTAATATTTTTTTGCAAACACAATTTACAACAATCTCTCGCAAAATCTTCAATTCTGTGATTAGATTTTCTTTTAGCATTTTCAAGCATAAAATATAAATTTGCAGCTTCTTTATGTTCTCCAAAATTTCCTCCAATATAACTATAATTTTTGTTAATTGATTCAATAGTTTCCGTTTTTTTATTTTTTAACAACCCATCACTCATTTTTTTTACATGCACAGCTCTTCTAATTGCAATATAATGAGGATTTTTCTTACTTAAATTTTTTAACTCTTTCAACTCATTTGGTTCAATAAAGTTTGTTTTTTTAATGCATTCATCTCCAACTGCAATTCTTAATCCTGTCTTTATATTGCAAATAATGTACATATTATATGGTTGACATGGATGGTTACACGCACATCTAAAATGTTGTTCTGCATAAGAATTTGCATATCCTGTGTCATTTGGCTCGTTTGAAGCATGCATTCCCACTTCCCATCTGAATCGTTGACTTTCGTCTAAGACCTCCTGAAAACTTTTATAATCATTTAAGTCATCAATAATAATACACGTCATAATTGAAAATATATTTGGATGGTCCTTTTCGTGTATTTTTTTTCTACCATCTATATCAATTTCTGTTTGATTTTCATAGATATATTCTCTAATTTTATCTTGAATCGGCATTAGCCTATTTGTATCTGTAAATGTCAATCCACTAATATCAACGGCTAGAATTCTTTTTAATTTTTTTATAAAAGCAATAAATTTTTCATTAAATACAATAGTAATTTTACTAACAACATTCAAGTCTGAGTCTGAGCGACACGGAGGACAATATTCTTCTTCCATTTACAGTTTTTAGGTTTAATATTATTATCTTCCAATTACTTTAAATCAATTTTTAAATATATACCAAAGGATATAAACATAACGCAAGATAATATAATAACTAAAATGGTTAAATTTTGCGCAGAGACATACCCCGCGAGCAAGGAACAACAATACTCTGAATATTTTGAAAAATACTCTTTTCCTTTGAGCACTTTTCAAAAGTTTGCTGTTGAAGCTATTGTTGAAGGACACCACTCCCTAAGTTGCGTTCCAACTGGTTCAGGAAAAACAATGCCTGCTATTTTTGCAATTGATTTTTTTACTAGCAAAAAGAAGAAAGTTATTTACACTAGCCCAATTAAAGCCCTTTCCAATCAAAAGTATTATGAATTCACGCAAAAGTTTCCTGACGTTAGCATTGGCTTGCTTACAGGTGATATTAAAATTAATCCAGAAGCAGACGTTCTCATTATGACTGCAGAGATTCTACAAAATACCTTGTATAGAAAGAAACAGAAGGGAAATCCAAATATGCCAAACGCTAATTCTCTTCTTATGTTTGATATGGACTTTGACAATGAACTCGGATGCGTTATTCAAGACGAGATTCATATGATTAATGACGCCGACCGAGGCCATGTATGGGAGAGCATTATTATTCTTCTTCCTCCACACATTCAAATGGTCATGCTTTCTGCCACGCTTGACAGACCAGAGAAGTTTGCTCTTTGGATTGAGACTCGCGGAAATGCGTCTGAATCAACCGAATTACAAAAACAAGTTTATTTGGCTACTTCCAACTTTCGTCATGTTCCTCTAACACACTACAGTTTTATTACAACCAATAATGGAATCTTCAAGGCTATAAAGAAGGATAAAGAGTTGGAAAAGGAAATTCGGGATACAACTGATAAGCTAATTGTCATTCAAAGTCCAACTGGCGAGTTTAATGAACAAAATTATCACAAGGTCAAGAAGATGCTGAACTTATTTGAACAGAAACAGGTATTTGTAAAGCGTTCTCACGTTTTGAATCAAGTTTGCAAGCACATGGTTGAACACAATATGTTGCCAGCAGTTTGTTTCATCTTGTCCAGAAAGCAAATTGAAATTGCAGCACATGAAATTACAGTGCCTCTTCTAGAGGATGACTCAAAGGTCGGCTATATTGTTCGCCGGGAGTGTGAGCAAATTTTGCGGTCAAAGTTGCCCAACTATCAGGAATATTTGGAGCTCCCAGAATATCTTTCCGTTGTTGGTCTCCTTGAGAAGGGAATTGCTATTCACCACAGTGGAGTTATGCCTATTCTTCGCGAGATTGTTGAGATTCTCTTTGAAAAGGGTTACATTAAATTTCTCTTTGCAACTGAGACGTTCAGTGTTGGGCTTAATATGCCAATTAAAACTGCTATTTTTACAGATGTAAAGAAATTTGATGGATCTGGAATGCGTATGTTACATCCACACGAGTTTGTTCAAGCATCCGGTCGTGCTGGACGCCGAGGAATTGACACAGTTGGCCATGTCATTCATCTTTCCAATCTATTTAAAAATGTTGAATTGACCGAGTATAGAACAATGATGCAAGGTAAGCCTCAAACGCTTGTTAGTAAGTTTAAGATTTCTTATAATCTGTTGTTAAACTTGATTAATATTGGCAACCATGATTACTTGCAATTCTGCAAGCGTTCTATGATTCAAGATGATATTGATTCAAGCCTTGGGGCTATTTATAATAAGATGGCACAATTGGAGGCTGATATTGACACCACGTCACAGAGCCTAGAATATCTTAGAACCCCACTTATTGAGGTTGAGAAATATTTGAATATGTTGGAGGCTCGCAAAACGCTTGTCAATAAGAAGAGAAAAGATATGGATAAGGAAATTCAGAATAGTCTGGATACGTACAAGTTTATTGAATCTGACAAGCACAGTGTGATTAAGTACCGAGAAAAGATGGTTGAATTAACTAATTTGAGGAGTCAATTTAAAACAACAGAATCATTCTTAAATGAAAGTGTCAAAAAGATTCTTAAAAAGATGGAAGAAGACGGATTTGTAAATACGGAAGATGGGACAAATGCTCTAACACAAGTTGGATTTATGGCGACACACTTGCGAGAAGTTCATTGTCTAGTTTTTGCAAGATTGCTAGAAAAAAATCGGTTTGATGAACTTGATGCACGGCAGATTGTGTCTATCTTCAGCTGCTTTACAAATGTTAATGTGAGCGATGAGCAAAAATCATTTAGGCCTAGTACAAGAGATACTGCAGTAAAAAATATGATTGAAGATGTTACAAAGTCTTATAATAGTTATCAAGATTTTGAGACAGAAAACAATGCATTTACGGGCGTTGATTATAACATTCATTATGATTTAATTGATGCAGTTTTGTCTTGGTGTGATTGCGAATCTGCACCGGAGTGCAAAGTTGTTCTTCAAAATCTGGAACAAACCAAGGGGATCTTTTTGGGTGAGTTTGTAAAGGCCATTACAAAGATTAATAACATTTCCAGTGAAATGGAAAAAATTGCGGAAAGCATTGGAAATATGGCACTTTTAAGTAAATTGCGAGACATTCCGCGAATGACGCTGAAGTTTGTTGCTACGAATCAATCACTATATGTTTGATTTTGTTATGCAAAACATTTTGTCAATTTTCCAACATTTTTAAAGAAGGTTTCTGTGGTAGAAGGTTCTTTATACTTTTCATAATCATCATTGTCAATTACATAAATTCTATATAAATTATGCAATTGAGGTATCTGCGAATAATCTTCAAACACTCCCTGGTTATTATCCATAAAATCAACAATGTTGGTTTTATCAGAATTAGGTATAACTAGTATTTTACCAGTGCTTTCATTGCGAACAAATATGCAATGTATATTTTTAGTCTTATTTGAAGAGAATCTGTAAAAGGTTTTTTCTGGTTTTCTCTCTTCAAAACTGGAATACTTATTTGGAAACAAGGTGGAATCAATTTTTTGATATAAATCTTCCAAGGATGCTGTTTGAGATACAGAAATGCAAACTGGAATAGGCTTGCCGGAATAAATTTGAAATAGAATGAGTCCTCTATTCATTGACAATTGGGTTGGTCGTTTTGCCATCATTGTTTGCCTGGGTTCTTTAAGTTCTTTTTTATTATCAATTTTTTTATGCAGCAGTTTAACACTTTGTAGTTTTGATTTGTTATTTATGGTTCTAGTATTTTTCATTAATAAATATTTTTGCATTTATATTCTCAGTGCGAGGACCGAGTTTCTTTAAGTACCTTTAAAGATAATATCTATTTTTGGGATTTTCTTGTTTGGCAAAAGTGTTCGAGAAATTCAAAAATGGACAAAAAAAATGTCCAAAATCCCAAAACCCAGGGATTTTACTGAAACAGGATTTTCCCAAAAGTGATTTTAGACCAGAATGCTCACAATACCAATTTTTTTATTCAAAACGTGTTACCATAAAATTTTAATACTTTTTTGCGAAAAGGGTTTAGGCATTTTTTTTTATATAAAATTTTTATAAGATGTTTTAAGATTTTTTTAATATAAATATAAAATATAATATACTTATATGCCAAGAACAGAAATTGATTACTCAAATACTATTATTTATAAGATTATATGCAAAGACTCAAACGTTAAGGACTTATACGTTGGTCATACTACAAATTTTGTTCAAAGAAAACATGCTCACAAACAAAGTTGTTTGAATGAAAAATCCCCAAACTACTCATTAAAATTGTATAAAACTATACGAGAAAATGGTGGTTGGATTAATTGGTCCATGGAGATAATTAATTTTTTTAAGTGCAACGACCATTTTGAAGCAAGAGTAAAAGAGCAAGAGTATTTTACTTTATTAAACGCCACATTAAATAGCATTGAACCAATGCCAAAACCCAAAGACCATGTTATTAAAAATGAGAAAAGTTTTGAAGATAAACAAGAATATCTTTGTCATTGTTGCAACGTTAAATTTCAAAATAGTAAATTAATGGACATTCACAATAATACTGCAAAACATCTTAAATTGCTAGATGAAAAAAAAATGCCAGATACTAACAAAATCCTAACAAAAAATGCCTCAAAATTTATGTGTGAAATTTGCAACTTTAAATGCTTTAAGGAAAGCAATTATAATATACATTTATTAACAGATAAGCATAAAAAACGAATAGTTAGCCTACAGGAAAAAACACATTTAGAATTAGATAGTCTTATGAAATATAAATGTTTGTGTGGAAAAAAATACAAACATATGTCAAGCTTGTGCAATCACAAAAAAACTTGCGACGGAATTAAAAAATTACAGACAGAACAAAATGCAGTTATATCAGAAACTAATGAAAAAATAGACCATAAATCCCTTATCCAAGAACTAATGAAACAAAATAATGAATTTAAAACCATGCTTATTGAGCAGAATACAAAAATTATGGAATTAGCAAAGGAAGGTAAATATATTACAAATAATAATAACACCACAAATAATAACAACTTTAATCTCAATTTTTTCTTGAATGAACAATGCAAAGATGCACTCAATATTATGGACTTTATTAATCAACTCCAACTAAATACAACTGATTTGGATATGGTTGGTCGTCTAGGATACTCTGAAGGAATTTCAAAACTTTTTATTAGAGGACTTAAAGAGCTTGATGTTTTTAAGAGACCTATTCACTGCAGTGATTTAAAGAGAGAAGTTTTGTATGTTAAGGACAAAGATTCTTGGGAGAAAGATAACGAGGAAAAAAATAAAATGAAAACGGCTATCAAATACATTGCGGCTAAGAATTTCAAACAAATTAAT